AAAAAAGAAGAACGATTAAAAGCAAGACGTGAAACATACGCCAATAAACCACAAACAGAAGAACAGAAGGAAAAGGCACGAGAACGAGCAAGACTTCAAAGAGAAAAGAAAAAACTTGGATCTGTAACCCAATAGGTCCAATATTCCAATTATATTTTAATATACTAATTAGTATATATATTATAAAATATATATACTAACTTATAAAAACTAACTAAAATTGGTACATTTGGAACAATTAATAATTAGATCATACAAATCTATTTAAAAAGATGAATGATTTAATTGTTAATGCATACTTTACAAATTGACGCAAGTCCATCGCAACTAAGAAAACTTAAAAATGGTCATAGAGTTCGTGTTAAAAGGGGTACTGGTTTTGAATTACTAGTTCATCCACAAACATATAATATTGTTTCTCGTTCTTTTGCTAAAAATAAAGGATCTGAGATTCAACTAACTCCTGAAGAAATTGATATGAATAGAGGAATCAGTAAATCGATTAGTCCTGAAGCACATAATCCACCACTCCAACCAGGTATTAAAATGGCTGGACAGGGAGTATTTGATAATTCCATGAAGGGTATATCATCAAGAATTAAACTAGCTGACGCACTCAATGATCATCTTGGAACTAATTACGGTTATCTATCTCGTGCTGGTCTAGATAATGCTATGGCAGGTGATCATAGTGCTGTATTATCTAAATTGGGTATTGATGCTAGATATTCACATGCGCCAAAAATTCAAGTGCCGTTAGGATTAAACGGTCCATCTTCTCGTATGATTGGAGGTGCTATTGAACGTGGTTCTGTTGGTCGTAATGGTAGCATGCTTTCAACATATACTCCTCCAGCATTAGTATCTCAACCATTCAGTGCCAATTTCCAATTTCAACATTTCCTTCCACCACAATATCAACACTTTAATACAGGTGGAGTACATGATGTTATGGGTTCTGGTTTTGTTTTGTAAATATATAAAGGTTAAATAATATATATATTATAATATGTCGTTAACTGATTCTCAAATAACAAGCCTTTGTACAAAAATGGGTATACCATTAGGTGATATTGTATTTAAGGATGAACTAGTATCACCACTAGAATACAATAAAGCCTACTTCATTAATTTAGAAGATAGTCATGATGAAGATGGTCATGAAAATGATGGTACACATTGGACCTATTTACAATTAACAAAATATCCAAATGGAAATATTGAAAAGATCTTCTTTGATCCATATGGAGCACCACCTAGTGAAATAATTAAAAAAGTTGTAGAAGATACTACTAAAACAAAAGGATTACCTTATACTCAAAAGGATATACAAAGTTTAATGAATAATGCATGCGGTTTCTTCTGTCTTGGAATGGGTCATTTCATTAATGGTTCAAAATTTAGATCAGGAAGTTTATATCATGATGTATCATGCTTTATGGATATGTTCGATGACCTTAATAAATCTATTGATTTTAAAAAGAATGAATATATTCTAAAACATTTCTTTAGATCTGAAGATCCTTCTTTAAGAACACCTGTAGAAGTTATTACAAGTCAGGATGAAAAAGGAGGTATTGATCCGTTTAAAGGAGATCGTAATATGATTCGTGTACCTGTTGAAACTAAAATTATGAACTAATAGATATAAAGACTTAATTTCATTATATATATAATGAGTGAAGAAATCCCACAAGTAAAGTATAGTTCATATACACCAGCGCAAAAAAGAGCGTCTCAATTATATAGACAGAAGAATAAAGAAAAGATTAATGAACAACGAAAGAAATATTATCTATCTCGTAAAGAGAGAGACCCTAAGTTTTTAGAGTACAAAAGAGTTAAAGCAAAAGAATATTACGAAAAAAAGAAACTAGATAAAGTAGTAATCCCTGATGTGAAACCAGATGTAGAAATGGTATGCGTAAAGAATGAGGATATCTCCGAAGAAGTAAAATCGGATACCCCTGATGTAGTAATGAAACCAATGGATGCAAGTATTAAAGAACCTAAACAAAAAAAAGAAAAGAAAGTTAAAGTTGTAGAACCATCTGTTGAAGAAGGTGTACCAACTGTAGAACCATCTATCGAACCAGTCAAGAAATCACGAAAACAAAAAAAGGCTTAATATATATCCTCATAATTATTATATTTAGTATATTCAATACTATAGAATTTATTTTGAAATTTAATTGGGTTATGAATCCATAATTTAATAGTAGTATATATATAATATATATAGTAAATAAACATTTACTATATATATATAATTATTCTTTAAAGTGTTGGTTGAGTTTCATTTTCATAATGAAATATATACTCTTCATTTAACTTCTTTTCAATAAATCTTCGTTGCCATTCTGATCCTGTAAATTTCATAGTAGTAGCTATATTCATTAATGATTCATCTATATCCATTCTATATTTATGTAGTGATTCAATTTCTTTTAAACATATCTCTAAGTCATCTTTTACTTTTTTATACTCTTTATATATTTTTTGAAAATAATATAAATGAAAAGAAAATATTAAAGTATTAATTATAATATAATATATACTCATTAATATAAAATACACTATATCTTTAAGTAGATTATATAATAGAACTAAAGAATGGGGGGCGGTTATCTAATTATTAAGATTAATATATGGATTATGATGTAATTTATTAAGAAAGATATTAATTAAAAATTTTTAATTAATATTAATATATATATTTTACATGATTATCCATATATTAAGCTTAATAATTAGATTATTACCCCCCATTCTTTAGTTCCTAACATAATTAAGTTCCAAAGTTCCAATTTTAATTCTATATTATAAACTATATATATACAATAATATATTTATATTACTAAGTTTATAATTATATACTATTTTTGGCTATTTGGAACTATTTAGAAATAAGATTATATTATATCTTAATGAGTGAATCAATAGGATCAACCGAAGAATCGTGGACCGATGATATAGAAGATGTGTTAAAAGCAATTTTATATAATACATCAATTTTACTGAAGGAACATAAAAAGAACTTTATATATTATCAAGATTTACTTAAATGGTATAAGATACCTGTTATTATTATAGCCAGTATCAATTCAGTATTTTCAGTAGGTTTATCAGCCTTCATGAAGCAATCATATGTAAGTACTATTAATTGCTTACTCAGTCTTATATGTGCATCTATATCATCTGTAGAATTATATTTAAATATAGGAAAGAATGTAGAAATAGAATTAGATTCATACAAGTCATATCAACTACTATCTACAAAGATAAGTTCAACATTGAAACTAAATAGTTGTAATAGGGAGATACATGGGTCACAGTTCCTATCCCTATGTTTGAATGAATATAATCAATTATTTGAAAATAGTTTAGTACTAGTTTCAGATATTGAGGACAAGTTATTAAAGAAGTGTGATATAGTAAGCCCAAAGACTAAGACCATCATAATAAAAGAACGTCCAATTATTGAACATCTAAAAGACGATGATTCACCAACGGCGTTTGAAAGTATATTTTAATCAAAAACCCAAGTCTTCTAAAACTTCATTGAGTTTCTTTACACTCATACGAGGTATATTTTTATCAATTATTTCTTTTACTATAATATCAATATCTTCATGACTTGATATTACAGGTTTATGTTTCTTAATATATAGTGTTAATGATTTATATTTTTTATCTCCTTCATATGTATTAGATTCAGCTTTAACTTTCTTTATGATTGGTTTATCTATAGGTGATAATGTTTTACGATAGTCTGAAATTAATTTATTGGCGTCATCTATTTCAGATGGTTTGAGATATGACATAACATCTAATTTTAGTTTATTCAAATACTTTGTGATGGTTGCTTTAGACTTTCCACTATTCAATATTGATTTATATTCATTCACATAATTCATTGCATTATCTGAAATATTATTTACATGATGTGTATAGCCTTTAGATTGTTGCATAAGTTTTGTTTTCTTTTTTGGTGCTTTAAGTAATTTTTCAATTTCTGCTATTGACTCGTCTATCTCTTTAGATGCTTTAGTATGATTAATCTTTTTAGTTTTTGGTGTTTTAACAATCATATCAGCTATATCTAAAGCTGTTGACATATTTTTTATATTAGTCTTTTTAGGAATCTTAATGTTCTTAACATGTTCTAATACTTCTTCAATCTCTTTTTTGAGATTTGATTTATAAGATTTTTTAGGGTTATCATCATCTAAATCTTTTTTACTATACATTTCAAATGAATTTTTTTCTTCTAAATAACCTTTCATTGCTTCTTCTGCTTCTTCTTTAGATAAATTTCTTCTAATTGGCATAATTATTATATTATATATTTAGTCCTTTAAATAAATTTTACAATACAATATGCCTTATCTTTTGGAATTCTTAAACATTGTTTATCATGTGCATCTAAATAATATGATGGTTCTCCGTTAGGATTTAATTTTAAATATCCTAAATCTACTAAATTTTTATTAATATATTCATTAGTTTTAATATTTTTTTGTAATCTTTTTTCTGGATATAATTGTCCATTTTTTTCAGAAAAATTTAAATTTTTATCACCTAATAAATTATATTTATAAATTCCATCTTCAAAAATAATAAAAAAATAATAACTTCTTTCTTTATCTTCTACAATATTTTTATAATTATAATTATCCAATTGAATATTAATTAATTTTATATTACCATCTTTATCTTCTTTATAAACTGGTGAATATCCAATACTTCCAAAAAGTTTATCTACTTGTATATCAAAAAAATTTCCTTTATTTTTTCTATAATCTTTAATATCAATAGCTGCTTCATCTGAAAGACAATCCACCATACATGCATCTGCAAGTTTTGCTTTAGTGCCATTCATAAAGGTAATATCTTTATCTGGTATTGTTTCTAATTTAGATGTTTGAATAATATCTTTTTCAGTATTCATCATATTTTTAAATATTGGTATAAAATCATTTGATAGCATCATATTTTCAAATGCAATACCTGAACCAACATTATCTTTATTTTTAAAATAATTTATTGCCTGTGAATAAACAAATTTTTCACTAGGAATTACAGTTTTCATATAATTATAAATATTTTCATAATTTAAATGGTCTAATCTTCTCATTAATTTGTCTTCTATTTCTTGAATTAATTGTAATCTAATTTTATTTTCTTTATTTGGATATCCATATTTTGATATAAATTTATAATCTTGAATTTGTACTAATATTTTATCAACATCTTTTTCAGAAGTTTTATCTGTTATTTTTTTAATATCTATATTTGGATATTCAAAATCAAATGGATTTTGTACACCATCTAAATCTAATTGAACTAATCTTATATAATCATTACGTTTATCTTTAATTGCTTTTTTCTTAAACCTGTTTATTAAATTTTCAGCTTTTTCTTTAACATCATCGTCATCCATATTTGGATATATTTTTTTATAATGATTTATTGTTTGATCTAAAATATTATATTCACCTATTTCTTCAGTTCTTTTATTATGATATTCAAGTGATTTTTTAAAAGAATTATCATTTTTAATTAATTCTAATAATAATGGTCTTTTATCTTTTGATTTAATTAAAACATTAATATAATCTTCTTTATCAGGTGCAGGTTTTGATGGATCTCTTTTTTTAGGTTTTAAATTTAATGTATCAACAAGAGTTGTTAATCCTTTATTATATTTATTATCCTTTAAATTATGTCCATTTAAAACAGAACGAAGTCTATCATCATAAAATTCATTAGGTGTTCTTTCAAGTCTTTCATCAGGATCAGTTATTAATTCATCAAATGTAAAATCTTCTTCTGATTTTGAATCACTATTATCTGGATATTCTGTTCTGTATTGTTCTATATCTGATTTAATATTTTTATTTCTTCTATCAGCTTCTTCTTGTGTCATTTCTTCATCTGGATCAAATTGTAATGTATCTAAATTGAATCCATCTCCATTCACCATTTTCCTATATTGTGGTAAGTGATAACCCAATCCACCTTTTCCCATATTAGGGAATGGATTATGTCCGTCGTTATATAAATGTAATAAGTTTTTTAGCATATTATATTTAGATAGATGTTTCATTTTTATATCATTTAGTTTTACGCTTTTTATTTTTTGTTTTAGTTTGTTTGATGATAAACATATACTCTGGTGCTTCAAAACCTTTGCCTTTCAAATGTTCATGTTTTACATGATGTTCATCACGGGTAACGATTCCTTTTATAATTTCTGGCATATTATATTATATATATTATATTTTTAAATCTTTATCTTTCTTAAATATGGTTGTATATTAAAAGATGGGTTACCATAATGATCACTACAACTACTAAATGAAGATCCCATAAAATCATATAATGGTTTACCATCTTTGGTTTGTAAATGTCCTATCTTTTTAAGTTTAACATGATTAGATTCTAATGGTTTAAATTGATATAGACCATCTTTTAACCTATATATAAGAACTAATTCACGACCATCTGGATTTTCTGGCATAATTAATTTACTTGTTTTTACTCCTGTTTTTGGATCTATATAATTCAATTCAATATTATATAAATTTCCATTCTGTAAATATAAAGGTTTGAAATAACCAGTACCCTCTAGTTTAGTAACTTGTAAAGGAATAACTTTATCGTCGATAGAATATTCTTTATAATTTTTAATTTCAAATACATTATCATTATTATATAGATCTAGTGTAACAGCTTTCCTTAAACTTCCAGTTTCACCATTTGATAACATCACATTGATATTTGGAATTTCTTTATTAAGTTCATTATCATATACTTGAGATCTATCACCTGTAATAGCTTGTAATATAGTTTGTCCTTTATTACTTAAATATGTTTCTAAATCTTTACCATTAGAAGATATCTTTTTATCAATATAATCTAATCTTGTAACTGCATCAGCATGTATAAGTTCTGATTCTTTTTCTTCTTCTGATTTTTTAACTGCTTTTACTTTGGTAGGTTTAGATGTCTTCTTAGGTTCTTCAACTGCTCCTTCGTATGATGTTTCTATATGTTTTTTAGGTTCATATTTTAATCGTATATCTCGTTCACGTGCTTTATAGTGTTGAACTCTGTCATTATATTCTTGTTGTTCTTCTTTAATAATTTCTTTCAATGCTTTATTAGAATCTATTTTATGTTTTATTCCTAATTTTTTCATTTGTAGTTGTTGTATTTGTTTTTCTATTTCAACATTCTTACGGTCTATAATTTCTATTTCATTCCTTAATTTAGGTTGAACAGCTCTAAAAAGTATATCAGAAACCATTGCAAAAAATTTATGTTGTTCGTTATCACCTTTTTCATCATACAGTTTAGCATACATATATGATATTTTAGCTGCTACAATTCGTAGATCATCAAAATGTTTTTTATCTACATTCATATTATTTTTAATAACACCGTTCAATATATCCATAACAGTTTCAGTATTAAGATCTTTAAAATCTTCTTGATTAACAGCATCTATAAATGTATCTACAGCATCTCGAACTTGTTGTACATTACATTTCTTAACTTTGCCTCTTGCAACACTTTCTAAAAATGTATCATTATCTTTATGTACATTTGATATCATTGTTG